AGGCGTTGGAACGAGTGCTCTCTATGTGAACGCGCCACTTGTGGCAGTACGCGCACTAAGCGCAGGCACCGTTACTGGTACAGTGAACTTACTCGTTTTTGCACAACCAAGTTAGGAAGAATAGAGGTATGTAGTCATGGCACAGTCTCAAGATGAAAAAGATGTACAGTCAATAAAGGACCCTAAAGCCCGTAAAGAGGCATATTACACACAGCAACGCCGTAGAGCACAAGCCACAGGTAGTCCAGATGCTGCAAAGATATCAAAGAAACTTGGTTGGGGCGGTATAACTCGTGGGATGGCTAAGGATACCGTAGATAGCACCATGTCTAGAGGTCCTCTCTCTATGCCTGGTGGTGAGGCAGCAGAAGCTGTGGAAGGCGCAGGAAAGGCTCTAGGAGGCGTAGCACGCAAGGCATTGGGTTCCGCAGGCCGGGATCTTCTAAAACGTGGTGAAGGGGCTGTAGAGGGGGCGTATCAACGTCTTCGTAACCCTACTCCGGTGAAGCGGCCCCCTGGTAACAACACATCAACTCTTGCTAGGAAAACTTCTGGAAAAAATAGCAGTAATCCTAATATGAATATGAAGGATAGTGCTAGAACAACGGCATCAGCTAAAGCAAGAACCAATAAGTGGACAAGTGAGGCACGGGCGGGATACGCCAAAGATGCAGCAGAGACTGCTGCAAGACGTGCAGTAAACACAAGACCAAAGGAGTTAACTTCTGGACAAAAATCTCTTGGCACCTCTGGGCAGTGGCAGTATGAGAAGGAATTAGGGAAGCAAGCAGGCAGAAAACTTCCGAAAGAACCGAAGACATTCAATCGGAACGGTACCAAGAGAGCAGAAGGACGGCAGAAGTCTGATCGCAACCCCGTATCTGCACGCGCGAAGGCTCCAAATTCTCATGCAGCGATAGATAAGATGGGTAAGAAATTAGGGGCATCAGAGAAAAACCCTGGGGGGTTTGCTCAGTTTGATAAAAAAGGAACGACAGAAAGGATAAGAGCAGCAAAATCCAAGCATATGGATGAATGGTCACAGTAAAGGAGATGTGTCATCAACGCGGGCGAAGTAATTAACGACTGGCGTAGAAACGTAAATGAACCGAACACAAATCGGTTCACTGTTGCGGACTCTATTGATTTCCTCAATAAGGCATGCAGACAAGTCGCGATAGATCTCCCGTATACTGAAGGCACTTGGTCCTTTCCAACCATCGCAGGTCAAAAAGAGTATGCGATGTTAGAGACTATCCGTATATTAAGAGTCTACATCCTCGGAGCACCTGATCCAATCACTGGACTTACCCCAAAACAGCTCCTTGAGCCTACAGATATCCCTTCCATGGAGGGGGACAATCAGAACTATTTCGACGCTTCCTCGGGGTTTCGTTTGGGACAGCCTCCTCTTACTCCACAGTGGATAGCCGAACAGCCAAGACCCTACCCGAACTACAATCACCAGACAAATCAATTTGGATATGGGAAGTCTTCTCATATATGGAGACATGGCGACAAGCCAAGGTGGTACATGCGCTATGGAAATATTGGTTTTGTGCCTCCTCCTAATGCCGTTTATACTGTTAATGTGGATCATATTCCAGTACCACCTACTGTAGTTGCAACGTCTGACTTACTGGAGTTTGGTGAAGTCTATCGTGATATTCTTGTCTATAAGATGTCTGAGTATTCAAGACAGGCCGATGGGTCTTCTGACTCGCAAAAGAACAATCAACTCTATCAGATGCACATGAAACAACAGAAGGAGTGGTGGGACAAGTTTCAGATTGGTAAACCGATGACGTTCATCCCTTGGGTACGTCGTAACGGTAGTGGAGGCCGCTACGGTCGTGGTTGGGGCGGTTGGGGAAATTGGTAAGTCATGGCTTTTGATTCTATTTTTCCGTTTCTCCCTGCAAATGCGAACTCACCTCCGCAGTTATTTCCCTATGACATTATTATCAATACCGCCTTTCCTGGTATTGAGTTTATTGGTACTGAACCCAACGCACTCTATCAAGAGATACGAGAGGTTAACGGTTGTTTGTGGATAGTCACAAACGCCATGTACAACGAGAATCTCTTACAGTGGGACCAAGAGACGAACCAAAACACGACGCTACCGGCGTATGCTCTAGAGCTATGTGACGGGGCTATGACGCGGTTCTACTCCCCCGCTACGCTCATACCGATGACTCCGATCACCTGGACCCCGCTATGGACCGTTACCGCTGACGGTCTCATGGACAGCACACCCCTAGGGATCACCGGCCCCTCTGCTCCAATGAACCAGCTTCAGGTGACCTGGGACCCTGGAGTAGGCATAGCACCGGTAGCTCGTGAAGTGGATATCACGGACATTGCTTCTTCTCCGAACTCACTTCTTGATAATCTCGTCGTGAACGGGGTACAGGAGTGGACGGTAAACAAGGAGGGGGTACTGATACATGGTACCGTCCCCGGTTCTGCTATTGTAGGTCCCTTCAACAACGCTACATTTACAGGTACAACAACGATCACAGGTCCTACTACATTTACTACAGGACCCGTTACCGATGATGGTACATTATATGTTGTTGGTCTCACTACTCTCAATGGTGGAGCAGATATAAATGGGGGGGAGACAGTAACAGGGGGTTCGTTCATAACGGGTGGACTGGGCGTTGATAGTTTAACTGATACAGGGCCTCTAACTGTTTTTGGTCCATCTACGTTTAATGCCCTCGCTACATTTAATGATGAAATAACAACGGATTCAATCACTGTTACAGGTGCTGCCGTCTTTGATGGTACTTCTACCTTCAATGGTCCGACCGATTTTACTGGAACAACAACCTTTAGCGGACCTGTCACAGGACCTGGAGTAGATTATCCAATAGGGTCTGTTGTTGTATCATATGGACCAAGCGGAAACCCACTAACTATCCCTGCTGTAGGTACTGTCTGGAGTGCCATTTCAACTTCTGTAATTCAATTATCTTCTCCACCTAGCAGTGTCGGAGATGTTATAGCAACAGGCGCAGGTGGTACAGATGGTGGGTCCTGGGCAGGTGGGAGTAATACTCTAGCTGATCCTGCACAAAATTCTCTTAATGTACCACTTAACGGGCTAGTTCATGCAGGAGATACCATAACATACACAGTTTCATCAACGGGTGCAGTTGTTGTCTCATCTGTAAATGTAACTATGGTTGCAGTTAGACAGACGTAATGGCTACTCCTATTGAAGTCCAAGGCGATCAGATCGCTGCTATCCTCCAAGTAGGCCCGATCATGGGCATGGATACAACGACAGCCCCCTTCCGCCTCGCCCCTCAGAACGTGGTTGATTGTCAGAATCTTACCCCAAACGCTACCTATGGGTCGTACGAAACAGCGTTAGGCCGTACGTCGATGGGTGTGCTCCCTGGTCCGATCAATGGCTTCACGAAGTTCATCCGGCCTGGTGTGCCTGATACCTACATCTTTGCCGTAGACTTCGGCGGTATCGGAACACTGTGGCAAGGACCGATCAATGGGCCATATGTCGAGCTTGTGACCCCGGTACCCCTTACACCTGGCCAAAACTCACAGTTTGTCTTCTCTTTTCAGTGGTGTTTCTTCAACAACTCTGTTGATATACCGCTAAAGATCGACCTTGATCTCAACGTAACATACTGGGGCATCGTACCTCCTGCAGTAGCTCCTACAGCAACAAATTCAGGAGGAGGTGCCTTAAATGGCACCTATTACTACATCATTACTTTTGGGGCAGTCACTCCCCTTTATTCTATAGAGTCCTCAGAGAGCCCTGACTCCCTCCCAGTAACAGGAGTAGACTTTTTTGTCACATTAACAAATATACCTATTAGTCCAGACCCTCAAGTAACGGAGAGAAATATTTATCGTATCGGTGGATCTCAAGGCCAATTTTACTTGATTGGAACAATCCATGATAATGTAACAACAGTTTTTGTTGACGATGTACCTGATGCGGATATTGGTATTTTCCCTGGTACAGGACAGCTCCTTACACCCCAAAGAGACCCTCCCTTACCCTTCTTTTGGATGTGTACTCACCAAGAACGTATATGGGGATGGGGAGCAGCCCCTGTGGGTGCAGAGACGGCCTCCCCCTCTATTGTCTACTACTCTAATCTCAATGAGCCAACAGGGTTTGATCTTTATGTCGATGGGTTTATCGTTGTTGGTGAGAACTCATTCAATGACATAGCGAACGGGATGAGTAGTCAGGGTTCTGTCCTCATCCTGAACAAAGAGAGAACAGTCTATGCCGTCTATGGGTCATCTAACGCTGATTTCCAAGCTATTAAGATCGCAGACACCGGCACCCGAAGCGGACTCTCAGTAGCAACACTCGACGGAGTTACAGCATGGATAAACAGACGGGGGATATGGTTCTGTAGTGGCACGACTCCGCAGAACATGAGTGACGGCACCTACCAAGTTTCAAACATCAAGTCATTTATCTTAGGGCTTGATGATGCAGATCTCGACGCTGCTGTAGGGTGGTGGTATGATCGCATGTATCATATTAGCTTCCCTACGCTTAATGTAACGTATTTCTTCGATCTAAGAACTCAAAGTTGGTGGAGGTTAGGATGGGCTACGGATCATGTGTATGTGGATGTGGAGGCCACGGAGCTGCCTTCGAATGGAGTCGCCCTTCAAGTTCTGGGGGTGAACCTCCAGCATGTTGGAGAGTTCGACCAGTGGTTTACTGGTGGGACGGATCTTGGAAGTCCAATTATGGCGTATCTTACCTCCCGAGTGACAGATGGGGGGGACTCATCTACTGAGAAGCTCTACACGAAGGGAGAGGTCGTGGCACCCCCTGCGCCCGGTCTCTGCTATCTCACCTGCATCGCTAACCCTGGCACCTTCCAAATATCAAATCAGATCGAGTTCAACCTCGCTGATGAGATCCGGCATCAGGAGAGCTGGCCTCA